TAATTAGGTAAAATAATTTAGTTTAATACTTATTATTTTATTATATTTTATGAATGTAGTTTAGTTATATATTTCTAGTGATATAAACACTTAAAAATCACTTATGTTGAACATAATTGTTTCTTAATAATTACATAATTACTACCCGTTTTGATTAATAGGCTCTGTTATGTTAATTAGATTTGAAACTCGTTTTTGTTATTTTCTTACAAATAACAGCAGTTAAGGATCTGCTCATCAAACTTTTGAAATTGACTTAGGTTATGGCGCTTAAGTTAGTTTATCCAGACATATCAAATGTCCCATATAATTAATAATACAATTAATTAGAATATGGTTTCATTTGCCAGACCCTGTGGTGACCAGTCTTCACCATTTTAATATGCTAAATTAAAACGCATATCGTTTCATAATTACGTTAAATTATTAATCGACTTTTGAAAATTCGTCCTTAAATTATTTTCACTGTTATAACCAGTCTTTATACGATTCACAAAGCTATCGTTAAACGCTTTGGAACCTATGGTAATTAGTCTTTACCCAATTTTAATAAACTATTGTTAAACGTTTATTAACCGTTATTGAGGGTTTGTTCTCAATTATACCGTATCTGTGGGTAAGTTCACAGATGTAGTTGCAATCTACCAAATTAAATAAGAAGGTTCCTGGAGTGCGATCCCAGAGAATCTTATTTAATCTTTGCATACTTTGTTGGCTAGTATAATCGCCAATTGTCTATGTGCAGACATAAAAGCAAGCTGACAGTCAGTACTGTTAGGACGACCTACCGTAAATGGTCTTGGGGGTCAGCTCCCCCATGAAAACAATAGAATATTGGAATTATAGTGTATATGAAATGACTCGCTCTCTTATGTGTATTGTATGAAATTTATTCTATTGAATTAAAAGCTCTTCCTTGTAACATCCGGGTCTCGCCCCCGTGTTATGAGTATTCTTTATGGTAAGCTTAGCATGAAGTAACCTGAGTTCTAAGTTAATGGCTAGTAAGAATTTTGCTCCGCTGTACGATCAAGGACTTAAGTAACACACTCGAATTTCAGTATCATTTGGACCCCAATTTCTGTAAGTTGTTCAGGAATTAAAGCCCAAATTAACGCTGAAGCTAGATGCAAACGTTATTTATTTTCTCGTATGGTTGTGTATATATTCGATGTTTTCACGACTAGTTGGCTTAGACATCAATGTGTAAAATGGACAAGTGTAATCAAATAAATTTAAATACAACTCAACTCCCCGTTTCTGTTTCTGTTTCAAATGTTAATGTCAAATCACAATGGTTTTTAGTTTTAGTGCAAAATAAAGGTTTATCTATTTCGGAAATACCTTCATCAGAGTACAAAAGAATTGAAAATTATCGTGTTTATGGTTATAAGGTTGTTTCATCTTGTATGAAACAAAATGTAATGTATCTGTTTCAACCACATTTATCGCGCTCGCAAGTCAATCAATTTGTTCATCAAATTGAAAGACCCAAGAGTTTTGGACCCAATAAGAACATGTATGCGAAGTGTAAGAAGGCAAATTTTGAATCTCAAGGTTTGTTGGATTATGTTTCAAGTATGTTTTCTTCATTTAAGAATCTCCCTACAACTCTCAAGAAGGCAGAGGAAGTTGTTGATATTGTTCATGGTGTTGCAAAACCCGTGAATGATAACTTCATACAACCAATGTTTTCTATTTCGAATCTCACAAGTATATTTTTTAATAAAATTTTTGAATTATGTAAATGGTTTTTAATGGATGTAATTCTGGGTGATGGTTTAAAAGCTATGGCTTGGCGTTCATTTATTTTTAAATTTGTTCCTTATTTGTATAATTTTTTGAAGAATATTGGTAATGAAAATGTAAATACAAAAATTGATTTTGAAGCTCAATCTCTTGACAGCTTAATAATGGCATCTCTTTTTTCAGGTGTGGTAGGTTCACGCTTACTACACTTATTTAAGAACATATCATTATTTTCGCGTGTTAAAATTTTAGATGATTTAAGTTTTGTTCAAGACTGCATGGCATATATATTAGAAGTTCCTTTTCTAATAGCTGTGTGGCTTAAACACAAAAATTTACCTGAATCTAAACTGTTTAACAATTGTCAATGGTTCTCTGAAGTATATTCAAAATATATTTTAGAGAAAATCCCTTTTACTCGAATGAATAGGCTCGCGACAAAGTTTGAAGCTTTAAGTGCAAAATACAATCTAAACAATTCTATTTTGTCAAGTACTGAATTTCAAGAAGATTGGGAAGGCTTTTATGCTGACTTTTCAACTTGGAAGGATGTATATCTTACTGTTTCTAAGAATCTCCCTGTAAAATTGTTACATATTAATAAGAAAATAACTGATTTTAATATTAGATATCTCACTTATAAAAATGCAACAAGATCTGAACCCCTTTGCTTTTTGTTTTATGGCCCCCCTGGGTGTGGTAAATCTACTATGCTTGGAAGATTGGTTAAGGAAATAGGAATCTACAGAACTGTTTATACGCATGCGTCATATCAGGACCGAGATTTCTACGATCATTACAATAACGAAGATGTTTTTGTTATGGATGATATTGGACAAAAAGGTGTTTATCAGTGGTCTGACATCATAAATATGGTGTCTACTATTCGATATCCCCTTAATTGCGCTGAAGCTCCGAAGAAAGGTACAAAACACTTTTCTTCTTCTTTCTTGTTATTTACTTCTAATGTCAATCCAGCTAATATTACATTAACTGCTGACTGCGGAATAACTGACAAGGAAGCGTTGTGTAGGCGCATCAAAATGTTCGATTTCACTCGTATCAGATTTATCGACGGACAATGGACTGGTCATTGGTCTATTAAAACTCGGGATGTTGTTAAGAAAGAATGGATAATACAGGAGGAGGGTGACGTGCTCTCTAATGATAGTTTTACCGAAAACATAATGCAGATTTTAAATCTCTATTCGCATAAGCAACGCGTAACGAATTCATACACTCCAAATGGAAAAATAGGTAAATTATATATACCGAACAAGGAAAATGATCTCTTTCAATTAGATGAAAGAGGTTATTTGAATTGGGAAGGAAATATGTTTAAACCTAAATTAGGACTTATTGATGAAGATGGCGAGGAAATTATTTTCCGAGCTTCTGATGATGGTTCTATACCACGCGGACTTCAACGAATGATCGAAGATGATCTACATGACGCTATTGGTGATACAACATTTGACGATGTTGATGTAACAATAGAGGATATAGATAATTTTTGTTCAAAAGTTGATGCTGAGGTAACTTGGCAGTCTGAATTTATACGCTTGCTTGCAAATATTGGTGAATTTATTTGTAAGTGTTTTACTTTCGATTTTAATAATTTTTCTGATTTTATGGCCCACATTAAGGATTTGTTTTTAAGACCCACTACTGCAATTTTTTCTACTTTTATATTATTTTCTACTTCTTTTATATATTTGTGTTATTTTGTAATTTCTCATTATTTTAAAAAGGCTGAATCTTGGTCTCGTGATGTTTTTTATGTAAATAAAAGACCTATTAAAATATCCAGATCACAATGGCTTCCAGATGGTTTTTCTACTGTCGAAGAAGCTGTAGCCACCAAGGTTGCAACTATGGAAAAAGTTGCTGACGTCAAAGGAGTTTACTTTTTTGATCTCTCTGGCGTGCACCGAGAGCTTGGTACTACACACACGATTACTGGAATAAGTTTCTGTTCTGGTAAACTTGTGTTAATTCCACATCATTATTATTGTCAATTTGATCCAACGAGGAAGCTTTTTATTTCAATAAAAAGTGGAGACGGATCTGTTGTTGTCGATAACGCATTAATTACGCAAGTTTTTAATGATCCAAATAATGATGTAGTAGTTTTTAACATGCAGATAGCTTATCAATTCCCTAGAATTAAGTTTGGGGCTCTGGATAGTGCTATGATACTGGACGATGTACTTCTTGGTACTCCATTTGGAGTTGTCAAAACTGGAGGTTCCTTTGCGAATCTCGGGTACAAGTCTGCGTATTTTGTTCAAAAACTACAATACCCTTTATATGCCGAAGATACTGTTTCAAATGTATCTTTAAAGGGACTATGTGGAGCTATCTACTACTGCAAAGTAGATAATTGTATCGCTCCCATAGGAATGCACGTGGCTGGTAGCACTGACGGCAAAATGGGAATCTGTAAAAAGTTTTCCATAGGTCTCCTAAAATTTTTAGAATCTCGACCTAACAATGCTACTACCATCGTCGGAGGGGTACCTGGCATGTCACTTGCTAGGACCGACGTTAAACTGTTTCAGAATGTACCAGATAAATCAGTAATTTCTGACTCATCTGTTTCTGGAATATTTCCCCATGATCGTATACCTGCAAATTTAAAGATTCCTGTTAAAGAAATCTCTAAAAAGTCTCATACTATAACTAAGGTTGTAGATATTGAAGCTTTGGAATTTGCAGAAACTTTTGTAGAAACCATTATTCCTACTTTTAGCAAAAGTTCTGAAGAACAAGTAGTTAAGGGTATTAGTATCGGTGGAAACATAGTTGCTAATCCAATCAATAAGGATTCGTCTTGTGGATTTGGGTATGACTTGAAAAAGGAAGATTACCTGGATTATGAGCAAGGTTTGTATAAACCTTACCTTAGAGAGAAGATTAGAGTGTTACGGTCACAATTGACACAAGGAAACGTCCAAGTTTCAGATGCGATACACGCTGAAATTTTAAAGGACGAGTTGCGTAATAAAGAAAAAGTGGATAAGCCAAGGAGTTTTAAAATGGCTCCCTTACATGTTACTTGCCTTCAACGTGAGTACATGTTAGATTTATTAGTTAAATTACATCAACGGCGTGAAGCCAATGGTATAAGAGTATGTATCAATCCTTTTTCGGATGAGTGGCTGGAGCTTATGCGCAAGCATCAAGCATACGGTCATTCATTTGATGGGGATTGGGGTAAATGGGATGGGGGAATGCTTCCTCAATTTCAATCTACACTCCGCAGCGTCTTAGTGAAAAAGTTTTATGGTACTTCATCTGATAAAGATATTTTAGACAATCTTCTATTAATAATTCAAAATTGTCCAACTATAACTTTAAATGATGTTTATTATACTACACACAGTTTACCTTCTGGTATATCTCTGACTGCTGAGTACAACTCATTAATTAATAAAATGTTAACGGCTTATATCTATTACATTCTTTACAAGCAACAATATGGATTCGCTCCAAGACTACAAACATTTTTAACTTCTGTTAGAGATGATGTCTACGGTGATGACAAACTTGTGTCTGTTAATGCTGAAACGTCAAAATGGTTTAATGGTAAGACTTTCGAAGGAATCGCGAACGTTTTAGGACTGGATTTTACGCCAGCTTCTAAAGGTGAGTGGACTTATACTACTCAAAGCATTGAAAAATGCACGTTTCTTAAACGCGGTTTCATTTTTAATGATTTCCTGCAAACTATAGTGGCCCCATTAGAATTGAAAACAATAACCTCAACTTTAAACTACGTTAGAGATGCTACAAGACGTGATGAATTGACGGCTGTGAAACTCTTGAATTTTCAACGAGAGTTGTTCTTGCACGGTTCTGATATTTATTACACCTATATGCAACTGGTCAATACTTTTTTGGCTAGTATTAACTTTGAGATACAGTTTCTCTCAGTTGATGCCCTAATTAAACTTTACAAGCGAGGCGAATTGTTCGATGAACTAGTGATGGCTTAATGTTTTAGCACTTAGCTCCGAAAAGAGGATAAACTATTAGCTCCGTAATGAGGATAAACTAATAGCTGAATCTACAGGATAACAAGATAATCAGGTTAGCTTTGTATAAAGGATAAATATACCGTTAGTGGGACGTTACACATAAAAGCATGTATTCATGTCGTGTTAGGATAACCGTTATTGTCTAGTTGAATATTGTAACAGAAGGTGTTCTTTGAACATGTTGAGCAAGTTGCTTGCAACCTCTACTTGGCATGGCTATCCCTTGCGGCTCTAGCTATAGTCTAATACACTAACCCTGTTTTTGCATTTAGGAGGATAAATGATACCATCTTTATAAGATGCTTGAGAAAGAAAATTTCTCAATACGTGTCGGAAGTAATCCTAATGTATGACAACAATTTTTGGCGACTTTGTGGGTAAGTCTAAACCCTCAAACTAAAGCTCTATCAGAGGATAAATGAAGTAAAGCATGGGTAATTAAAACGTATTCACTGACCATGAATACACCTTATTTTACGAAGAACTCAGTCCAAAGTACTGAAGAAGCAGCCCTTCTAAAACTGGTCAAAACCCTACATGAAGTGTGAACAGCTTCTCTAGGTTTCGAATATGTTCAACAATCACGAATTAAACTTAATCTTAACCCGTTTTATTGTACGTACGGTCCAAATGTACATTGCTGTCGGTGCAGTCCGATATTTATTAGATCATATCAAGAACTTGGTAACAAGTGGTTCTAATATCTTAACTGGAACCCAGGCTTCAAACAGAAGATTTGAAGCTCAGGGTTTAGAAGACGTGTCTCTTGATTCACGTCTGGGTATGGTAGTAGCGAACAGAGAGGACCAATCCTCATCGCAACGGTCATCATCTTCTTTAATAGACACTCAGTCTATCGATGAACGCGGCTGGTTATTGGCAGAGACTGTTTTACGACCTTCTCTTGTCGATACTATAACTTGGACAACTTCGGATGTTCCAGGGTCTGTTTTAGCTACTTATGAGTTACCTAGGGATTTAATTGTGAACCAATTAAATGACGCACCGTTTAGTACTTTTAAGTACTGGCGTGGGGACATTTCCTTGTCTTTTCAAGTAAATGCGTCTCCTATGCATCAAGGCATTATTAAAGCTGTATTTATACCGCTCACTTTTGCTGGAAGTGCATTACAACGTCTTAACCCTTTGGATATCTCAATAAATGAACATGTGAGTTTGTATGCAAATACTAGCTCGCCTGCGACTTTAACCATACCATACTTAAGTCCACTTAATTACCTGGATGTGCGTATTCCTGGTGATGAATTGGCATCATCAGTGGGTACCCTGTATCTTGTTGTTTGGAATCAATTGGAAGCTGCAACTAATTCTTCATTAATTGCTACCATAAGCGTAATGGCTTCACTTCCTAATTCTGAATTCAAGGTTCCACGACTCAGACCTTACACGCCCTTGTCAAAACAAGTTCCACGTGTTCGATTTGAGCCCCAGTTTTTCGGTGGACTAAAATCCCTAATAAATCCATTAACTGATATAGCTGCTTCAGGTATATCTAGTGTTACTGGAGGTTTAATACCTAAGAAATTTATTTCTGATGGTATTGACATCGTAAGAGGCTTGACAGGTTTAGATAAACCTTCTAACTATATGGTTAGTGCTCCCACTGGTCATTTGTCAGTTGGTCGTCTGAACAACGCTGTTGGAGAAGTATATTTGGATAAACTTACGCCATTTCCGGCTGAAGTTGCAACTTTAAATTCATCCGATATTTCATCTCGTGCGGATGAAATGAGTTTTGCTTATCTCTTGTCTAAGTCTAGTTACCTTGGATCTTTTGATGTTTCTACTTCTCAAGTTCCTGGTGATGTTCTTGCTCATTTTCCTGTTAATCCACTCTGTACTGATATTGGTAAGCTTACTTATCAACCAACTTTGTTAGGATACGTAAGTATGCCTTTTCAATTTTGGCAAGGATCACTAAAGTTTAAATTTGAAGTAAGTGCAACTAGTTTGCAAACTACAAAGTTATTTGTAGCATTCAATCCTGGAGTGTTTACACCTCAGACTACTTTAGATATACAGACGATTTCAGCTCAATATGGTCGAACAATAGACATAGCTCAAGGCAGCAATACTTTCGAATTTGAAGTGCCTTATATAGCTCCAACCCCGTTTTTGGAAGTGCCACATAACAACGATACTACACAAGGGGTAACAGCCTTAAATAGTGTTGGAATGTTGCATATAGTCGTACTCAATAGATTAGTGTGCCCTAACAACGTACCTACATCTATTACTGTAAACGTATACATAGCAGCTGGGGATAATTTTATTCTCAGAGGCTTGTCAACCGCTAATTTATGGACACCGATAGAGCCTGCTCCTATTGGATCCAAACAATTTGAAGCTCAAATGATGGCGACTGAGCCATTATTAAGCGAGGTCGTTGAGGAAAAAGAGATTTCATCTCCGATTCAGGTATCCAAAGATTCTATAGGGAATTCGAAAGAAGGAACTATAAATCCAGGCATATCACTCAGCGTACGTGACTATCTGAAGAAGTATCAACTTGTTTACAAGAATATACCTCTTCAGCTTCCATTCTTCAAGCGGAAAATAGATCTTCGCGATCTAATTTCCATAGAAGACAATGTCCGTTCTACAGGGATGTTAGAGTGGTTTACTGCTCCATATCGCTGTATTCATGGTGGTCTTCGATTCAATATAAGCTTCAATGGTTCTTTTACTACTGGTGCTTTTGAATCGCTTTGTCGGCAATTCCGTGTGTATTATCTTCCACCACTTTCTGGAACTGGCGGTTACAATGCAATAACCCTGCAATTCTTGGAAACTTTCCAAGAAACAGCAGATCCTTTGCTAAACGTCACTCGACTGAATGTGAGCATGATCAATACAATTGACCGTACACTCCACTTTGAAGTCCCTTATCAAGTTTTACTCAATTTCAACTTGACAAAGGATGAAATCGATTTAGCTTATGCTACTAGCCATTATACAGACATGGGTTCTATACTTTTGTTTGCTGATGGGATCGATGGGACACTGCAACCAGATTTCATGGATGTAACAATTCATGTAGCCTATGCAGATGAGACAAGGGCGTTTTATTTATATAAAGTGCCATTATTAGGTCGTTCAGATATTTATTATCCGGACACGTGGGAGGGTACCACACTTAATAACTTGTCTCCAGTCTTCTAACTCTTATGATTTATCATGGGATTTTTCAGCTCTATAGTAAGAGGATAAATTACTCGTTATTTCTGGACGTTACTAGAATAAGCCTGTGAGTCAGGCCAAGTTTATATATACTTGTAAACATATAAGAGTATTTGATGGAAAGACGTGTTCCTACAAACATGTGGCACAAGTAGCTTGCTACCTCTATGTTGCATGGATAACCCTTAGAGGCTCTATCTATAGTTGTTATACATTAAAACTTTCTTCTATTTATGTGTATATAATCGACCACGAAAGTGCTTATCAATTAGTTTTGGTAATACGTTGAGGATGGAAACATTTTTAGAAAAGCATCGATATTCGACTCTTCCATGAGTATAATATGGAGGTCTGTGAGGACCTTAAATATCACGTTGTCATGTGTCGTAAACATATGGTAGGAGATATACTACTAAAATTTATCAACTAGGAAGTATCTTCCTGCATAAAGCTCACATTATCTACCTTGCAACCTTTAAATAGGATAACAGAGGCTCTGATGTGAAATACCTCTAGTCGAAATGACCGGAGGTATATAAATTGGTCATTTGATTAGTGGGCTTTATGCCCTTCTAACTCAACACCCC